CTGAAGAAACCACTTCAGAACAGCAAGTTGCCGCCAGAGAAAACTTGTATTTTCTCTTGTCCAACATGATGAACCGCGGCATTCAGTACTTTGCCTTGTACAAGACTGTAATTGGACTTGTAGCGAATCAATACGAGTACTTGCTACCTGTGGGTGCCAATGACGCTTTAAATGTCTTGTATCGCCAAATGGCCCAGCCTTCAGGCAATTACACATCGAGTGCAGGTGGAGTCGTTTCTAACCTGTATGATAACAACACCAACACTTATTGCCAGCAGAATTCGCCAAATGGCAACTTTGAGGTGATCTACGGGACCAACAATCCTCAGTACATTGGTTCAATTGGGTTCATGCCCTACATTGCCAACTTTGGAACGGCCACTTGGAACTACCAATTGCAGGCGTCTCTTGATGGTACCAACTGGCAAACGCTTTACACTGGCACAAACGTGGCTGTAACTGATGGCCAGTGGGTGTGGCAGGACATTGACCCAGGGGCAAACGTCAGCTACTACCGCATGGTGGCCACAAATGGCACAACTTTGGCGCTGAGAGAGCTTTATTTAGGTAATAATAGCCGTGAAATCGAAATGTCACGCCTAAATAGAGATGATTACACCAACTTACCCAACAAAAACTTCACTGCGAACCAGCCATTCCAGTATTATTTCCAAAGAACTATCAATCAGCCCACAATTACACTGTGGCCAGTCCCAAATACTTCATTTGTACAGGCAACAGTATGGTACTCAGCCTACATTGAGGACGTTGGATCCTTATCTGGACAGTTGGCAATACCTCAAAGATGGTATGAGGCTGTGATTTTCATGCTGGCTCACCGTATGAGCTTGGAATTGCCTGCGGTTGACCCCACTCGGATAGCATATCTTGAGAAAATGGCTGACAAATTCCTCTATGATGTTGAGCAAGAGGAGCGTGACAAGTCGCCTGAGTACTTCAGCCCAAACATTTCAGTTTATACGAGGTAATCATGCCATTATTCCTCGACACACGCGGCTATTCAGACATTGCAATCGCGGTATGCGACCGTTGCAAGATGAAACGCCCCCATGCGGAGTTGAGTGCGGATTTTAATTTTCCTGGCCTGCGGGTGTGTGAGCAAGGGTGCAAAGACGAGAAGGACCCCTATCGTTTGGCCGCCAGAAGGACCGAGCGGATTAACATTCGTTTTCCAAGGCCAGATGAGAGCGTTGCAGTTGTGCCTGATGCTATTCAAACAACTGGTAATAATCAGTGGGATTTGTCTCCAGAACAAAACATACAAATTCCCGAAGACAACGGAAACCTAGATACACTCAGTCCATCACCAGGGCAGTAACAACATGGCAAATGTACAGATCACCCAACTACCAACAGCCGCCGCTCTCACGGGGTCTGAGGCCGTTCCAATTGTTCAAAATGGCGTAACCGTACAGACTACAACTGGCGCAATTCAAGCCACCTCCAATCTAAGCACATATACCTTCATCACTGTTGGCACCACAGCTCCATTGGCTGGAAGTCGTTATCTCGCAACTGGCACAGGCTTGGGATTAACTGATAACGGTCCTCAATCCAGCATTCAAATCAAATTGAATGGTTCGTCTGCCAGTCTAGAGGCTGTTGGTTATGGGATGCTTGCTAAAAGCACAGCAAACACCATCGTAAACCGTTCTATAACGATTTCTGGCAACGGTTTGGCCATCAGCAATGGTGACGGTATAGCAGGCAACCCAACGCTATCTATAACGGGCGTATTGGCCAACTTTGCGTCTGTTTCTGGTACGGGTTTGTTGACCATCAATGGAACAACCGTAAGTCAAACACTTTTGGCTGGTGTTGCAAATCAAATTTCTGTGAGCAATCCAAGCGGATTGGGTGGTAATCCTACGATTGGGATTGCGTCGAATGCAGTGTTCCCTGGGACTGGGAGTATTACAACACCCGCAGGCGGGACATCTGCCAGACCTGTGTCTCCAACCAATGGAATGTTGAGGTACAACACCGATACAGGAACTTTTGAGGCTTATGCAAACAATGTTTGGGGTGCAATTGTTTCTGGCTCTGGTGTTGCCACATTCAGTGGTGGAACAACAGGATTGTTGCCATCAACTCCAACATCTGGTGGTGTTGTTTTAAGTGGCACATTGAATGTTGCAAATGGTGGTACTGGAGTCGGTACTTTGACTGGTTATGTGATTGGTAATTGCACAAGTGCCATGACTGCATCAACAACTATACCCACTACAGCATTGAGCGGCACCATAACAAATGCCCAGTTGACCAATAGTTCAATCACAGTTAATGGTAGTTCAGTGAGTTTGGGTGGTGCTATCACAGTTACTGCAAGCACCACGAGCACTTTGACAATTGGAACAGGGCTTTCTGGCACATCATTTAACGGTTCTGCTCCAGTAACAATTGCAATTGATTCAACAGTTGCTACTCTTACTGGAACCCAAACACTGACAAACAAGACAATCAGTGGTTCATCGAATACTTTGAGCAATATTGGCAATAGTTCATTGACCAACAGCTCGATCACGCTGGGAACAACTAACATTGCTCTTGGTGCTACATCTTTGACTCCTGCTGGATTGACATCGGTTACTGTTACTCAGGACCCAACTCAAGCATTGCAGTTAAGCACTAAACAATATGTTGATGCGGCTGTTTCTAATGTTAACTATCATGCCGCTTGTAACTATGCAACAACTGCCGATTTAGGTACGGTAACGTACAACAACGGAAGTTCAGGTGTTGGCGCGACAATTACCAAGACAAGTCCTTTTGCAACTTTGGCAATTGACGGTGGAAACCCAAGCGTTGGACAAAGAATTTTGGTCAAGAACGAGACTTCTGGCCAATACAACGGTATTTATACGGTTACAAGTGTAGGCTCTGGATCAGTTGGTTGGGTGCTGACTCGTGCTACTGACTATGATCAAACGGGCACTGGTGCAGGTGAGATAGCCCCAGGTGACACCACCTTTATTATCAGCGGTACTGTTAATAACGGAACTCAATGGGTTCAAACTACTGACTTACCCATTACCATTGGCACAACGCCAATTAACTTTGCTCAAATTGCTGGACCAGGCGCTTATACTGCAGGCACAGGATTGACACTGATTGGAACACAGTTCAGCATCACAAACACCACTGTTACTGCAAGTTCTTATGGTTCTGCCACACAAGTGGGTACCTTTACAGTAAATGCTCAAGGTCAATTGACTTCAGCAGGAAACACCACTGTCACACCTGCAGTAGGATCAATTACTGGCTTGGGAACTGGTGTGGCAACTGCCCTGGCAATTGCTACAGGCTCTTCAGGCGCTTTTGTGGTCAATGGTGGGGCATTGGGTACACCAAGCTCTGGAACGGTCACAAACCTCACTGGAACCGCCTCCATCAACATCAATGGAACGGTGGGGGCAACAACTCCAACGACTGGGGCGTTTACTACTGTTTCAGCATCAGGGCAGATCACTTCTACGGTGGCAACAGGGACAGCGCCATTTGTGGTTTCGAGTACGACTCAAGTGGCAAATTTGAATTCTGCGACTGCAGGGACAGCCACAAATGCAACAAATGTGGCACTGAGTTCTGGCTCTGGCGCAACCAATTATTTGACATTTTCAGCATCAGCAACAGGTAATCAACCCCTTACTACAAACGCATCTTTGACTTACAATTACACAAATAATGCGCTGACAGCAGGCATCAATGGAGGAACCTTTTAAATGTCACAATCAGGCTATACCCCAATCATTACCTACAACAGTGGGACAACCACAAATGTCCCTATCGCAGGCAATCTAGCCAACGGTGAATTGGCGCTCAACTATGCTGATGGAAAGTTGTTCTACAAAGATTCTGGTGGCGTGGTCCAAGTGATTGCATCAAAGTCAGGCAATGTCAATGTGTCATCATTCAGCGCAGGGACAACAGGGCTAACACCAAGCACCTCAACGACTGGCGCAGTGACTTTGGCAGGCACTTTGAATGTCGCCAATGGTGGTACAGGCGTGACCACATCTACAGGCTCTGGTTCTAACGTACTGAACACTTCTCCTACGTTAGTGACACCTGTGTTGGGTACACCTACCTCTGGTACGTTGACAAATTGCACAGGATTGCCTTTAACAACGGGTGTAACGGGCACATTACCCGTGGCTAATGGCGGAACTAACCTAACATCATTTACAGCAAATGGTGTGGTGTATGCGTCTAGTACAAGTGCTTTGGCTACTGGGTCTGCGTTAACTTGGAATGGTACACAATTAGGCGTAGGAACAAGTAGTCCAACTAGCGGTTATGCGTTAGATGTTCGTGACAGAACAAGAGTTGCATCAACAAGCAATTATGTTCTTGATTTAATTGGTTCGGGTTCAAACACATCTACGATACAGTTTTATGCAGATAATTCTATTGGTGCAATTATTACAACTGGCACATCAGCAATACCTTTAACATTTTATACTGGTGGCTCAGAAAAAATGCGCCTTGACACTTCTGGTAACTTA